ACGCCTGGAGATAATTGAGGAGTCGCCATTTTTTTCTCCGTGAAATCTCAGTTTATCTAAAAAATATTTATTAAAAAGATACTTTACGCGGGGGAAACTTGACGTGAATATCTACCAATCAGGATATTCCCACCTATCAAGCACTTTAGAAATCATTTTACTGGAGACTATTCTTTTTATCGTACACTCTTTACATTCGTAAGAATATGATGATGCTACTGGACCTCTATCTTTCCTTGTCCTATAAAATCCATCTATTAAGTTTTTCATTTCTCCACAAACTCTGCATTTTCTATCTGTAAGAAGTAAATGCCCAAATTTTATCTGATTGGTTATGTCCATTACATATATTCCCACATATAAGCACGATCTCCATATTCGTCAACAAACCATCTATCTCCATCATTATCTACAAAACTACTACTATCTAATCCATCGGATACAAATCCAAATGGTGCCATATCTTGTTCTATTTGATTTTTTTGCTCTTCATATAAACGCTTTCTTACATCTTGATCAGTAAGTTCTTTAAAATAGTCTTGAGCTACTAACCAAGCATAAATCACTAGACACATTGCAAGGTCATCATTACACCCCTCTTCTGCCTCAAAGGAATTGTGTTTTTGAATAAATGTGGTGAGTTCTGCAATAATCTCATAATCATTTAGATATAACTTATCTTCCTCAATCATTGTCTTTAGATTAAGGCACCCAACTTTTTTAACAGTCTTTGACATCTTAACCCCAAGTTGAGTTTTCTTTCCAGAAAATCCTTGACCCACAATTTGACCTGCTCTTCCCCTCATTGAGCACATCAGTAAATTTTTATATTCTAAATCATATTGAAGAATACTTGCCACTTGATCCCCAACATCATTAACTTCGCATAACACATAAGCATCATTATAACTTTTTCCAACTTCATCAATAATACTTGGAAAAAGCATTGGTTTTATTTCATTATTTCTATACTTTGCAACTACTTTGTGAGGAAATTCTGTTATATCGACAACAGTAAATGCAGAATAATCATTTCCTACTCCTCTTGCAACATCTACTGTAATAAGATAATCATGATTATCTTCGGGATCCACATAAACATCCAATCCCGCACTGCGTGTCTTGGGATGATCATAAACAAGTGATCTTAATTTTGATGGAGCAATTAAAGTATCAACAGATCCTAAAAATTCACAGTTATGTGATACTATATTATTTGAATAATAAAGATTATCTTCTCCAACGTCTAGTAAATCGTAAAGATATATTCCTTCTTCTACTATTTCGTTATATACTACTTTTTTTCCTTGTAAAAAATCATCAACTTTAATTGTAGATGCTTTAATTTTCTTCTCCCCGAAAGAATGATTATCTGAGCATTTTATTTCAGATCCATCTTCAAATATTATCCAGTGATAATATGGTTTATATACTTTTTGAATTCCAGAAAAATTTTTAAATCCACTGGGAGTTTTTACTTTAATATCTTTGTTGAGTTTAAACATTTTTCCAGCATTCATTTAATATAATTTTTTTTATTCCTTGTGGAGTTAAATTATAATCTTTAGCATATTCTTTGCAAAATGCTTGAATATATGACATTTTTCTCCCATTTTTCATAGTCATTCCAACATTTTGTAAAAATGGTTGCTCACTATATAGTTTTCTTATCTCTATTATTTGTTCATCTTTAATTTTTCTACTAAAAACCCTACCACTTCTAGTATTTTTCATTTGTTCTATAGTTTTTGCAGAAAAACAATTTTTAATACCCTTATTCCAAGGAACATTGCCTTTTTTAACTCCACCAATTCCCTTTCTATCATAGTCATCAAACCCTTCTCCTCCGGGAGTTTTATTCCATCCCTTTTTATAAGTGTCAAATTTTTCTATATAAAAAATTTCTAGTTCTTTAGCTTTTTCTGGAACTTTTATTTCTTCCTTTATTTCAAAAAAATGTGGTGGTTTATTTCTTTTATGTTCTCTTTTTCTTCCATTTAAATTTTGTGTTTGTCCAACATACTGAATTTTTCCACCTAAATCTTTAAGAAAGTAAATATAATACATTTTTTATTTTATTTATAATCCAAAAAACTCACATTCGTTCATATAAACTTTCCATAGTAACAACTTCCATTTTCCCGTTCTCATTTATTATTTCCAAATTAGTTTCTCCACTCAAACACTCAAACTCTACTTTAAATTGCTGATCACTTGTATTGGCAATAGTTTGCTTTTTCCATTCCTCATCTCTTCCCGGAACTTCACTCCAATGAACGTCTGTAAATATATACTCATTCTTACCTTTTTCTGCATCGTGCCACATTCGGTAGAAATGGTTCATACCATGTGGAGTTGATACTATAATTACTTTTGTATTTTTACCCGAAGTAATCGTAGGATAAACTGAAGCAAAGAATGAATCTGCAATATGATTTGGGACGAACGCAAATTCATCCAAAAATAAAATGTTGAATGACATACCACGAACTGCAGAAGCAGAAGTAGAAGCAGCCAAGATTTTACTTCCATTTTCAAGTTCCAAAGAACCCTTGTTCCAAGAGATAATTCCTTGTTGCATCCACTTTGGTAAATTTTCATACGCTGTCTGCAATCTATCTAACAGTTCTCTAGCGGTCGCTGCTTTGTTTGCTAGAATGCCTATATTTACATTGTCATTGAATACCGCATAGTGTAGAAGAAAAGATACTACGGTTGTTGATTTTCCTGTCTGGCGAGGCATCTTACAGATATTAAATCTATGCTCATGGAAACGATTTACAAGTTTTTCTTGAAATGGATACATTTTAAATGGTTGCAATCCATGATCAAGAGTTACAATTTTTACATAATTTTTTGCAAAATAAACAGGATCACTCATGCATTTAGTAATTTCAAGAACTTGCTCTGGAGTAAATTCGTGAGTGGTATTCGCTTTTTTTAATAACGGATTGCCAAGATAAACATCATTATTTGTCATAACGAACTCCTAAAAATTAATTACAATTCCAACGTCTAAGTGCTTTATTAATTCTACTATCTGGATCTCTTGCTGTTTTTGTTGAAGTGAGTTTGGACTTCATTCCGGACATACGGCGGCAAAATGATTTACGACGATCCGATCTCTTACCTGTAGGATTTTTTTCAGTTACTGCAGTTTGAAGTTTTGAACCTGGATTTTCTCTACGATATGCCTTTACTGCAGCAGAACTCAAACCATCAGTTCTATCTTGACGATTTACTTTTTGCCAGTCTTCATCAACCTCAACTTCTTCTCCCATCATTCCCATAGGTTTTACATAATTTTTATTTGAACCTGGTTTAGCAGAACTTCCACCTTGAGGACCAAATGCCTGAATTAATGGTTGTCCAGGTTGAATTTCAGAAACTGATTGATAAACAACTATTGATCCGGGATAAACTTTTTGAAGTTCAGAATTAATTTCTTTACGAGTTGGAAGTTTTACTTGAGGGAAAAACATTTTAAGAGAATAATATTTTCCTCTCCAATTTAAAGTGACTCCAATTACATTCCCTGTTTGTGCTTGCATTCTTATTGCTTCATTTACTTGAGACTTAAATCCTTTAATTGGTTCAGGTTTAATAATATCAATAACTTCTGCAAATGTATTTCCATTTGCATCTTCAATAGAAACATTTTCTGATTTTACGCAAGAACCTTTTTCGAATTTAGAAGTTCCTTTTTTTCTTTTATAACCTTTCCAACATGGACCACTTTCTCCTAGTTCTGATAAAATTTTATCTACTATAGATGGTTCGTATTCGGCATTTATGTTTCTAATATTAGTATCTCCGGGTCTTACTAAAGGTATTTTGGGTTCTTTTCTTTTTGATTGTGCTGCCTCCCTTTCTCCTTCAGTTGCACCTTGCTGAGAAAGATTTCTAATACTTGTAGAACGTTTAGATTTTCTAATATCTTTAGGATCTACTTCAAAACTTATACCTTCTTCCATTTCTCCACTTGCAACATAGTCTGCGGCAGTGTCAATATAGTCTGCTGCTTTAGTAATTTTTGATTGAACCCATGCTTCTAAATCTCCTTCACCTTTACCCATTTTTGCTTTAAGTCTTTTTACTGCATTCTCAATAGTCTTGAGTTCTGACCTTGCCATTGAATATTCTTCATCTTTAATTGAGACTTTATCCCAAGCTTTTTCTCCGTAAGAACATTCGGATCTTGTTTCTCTTTTATTGCATAAAGGACAATATCTTTCCTCTTCGTGCATAGTTTCCTCAGATTTAGTTCCCCAGTTTGCAGCACCAACTTTACGACATTTTACAAGTGCTCCTGATGCATATGCACTTGGCCAAACATCATATCTAGACTTTACTTTATTATAGCACGCATCTTTTTTTCCAGACTTATTTTTTTCTTGTAAATCCATTTCTTCAGTTCTTACGTTAGTTGGTTTTGATGCGTTCTTTTTTTCTGGTTGATTTGGATCGTTTCTATTCTTTCTTCTAAATGCTTTT